ACAAAACACTACCCAGCATGGTACTGCGCGGATGGTCGCTGGTGTGGTTGCGGCCCGACCGCGCAGGCTGCCTTTATTGCTTGGCGCATGCGGACGCCTGGTGACAGTTGGGTCCATAACCAACCAAGTGCTATCCAAAGCCGCTGGTTGCATGCTACGGGTGGGGGAGTCGTGCGCATCACCGTGTCATAAAGAAAGGCCGCCTTGCGGCGGCCTTCCTGTTCGAGCTGCGGCGGCGCCCACTCCGCCGGAGGTCTCAAACGACACTAGCATATCAAACTGAGTGCTGTGCTAAGCATTGCGCCCCACGCGTCAGACGTGATAACCTGAAGCCATGAACGCACCTATCACCACAGAAACCTGGCTGGCTCGTTTCGCCGCAAAACACGGCGACCGCTACACCTATCCGCCGCAGACGATCCACGGCGGCAAGGCCAAGATCACCATCATCTGTCCGGATCACGGACCCTTCAAGCAAGCGGCGGGCAAGCACGCTGAAGGCGACCATTGCCGAGAATGCAGCTACATCGCGCGCGGTGATAGGCAGCGCTTCGACACGCCAGCTTGGATCGTCAAAGCCCGCGCAGTGCATGGTGACCTGTATGACTATAGCCACGTGGAATATCGCGGCGATCAGCTATGTGTGGCGATAGGCTGTGCAGCGCACGGTCCTTTCAAGCAGGTAGCAGGCTGGCACACACAGGGGCGAGGCTGCCCCGCATGCGGAAACCTGCGCAAAGCAGCGGGGCGCCAGAAAGACTTGGCGCATTTCGTGGAACGTGCGCGCGCCGCCCATGGCGACAAATACAACTACTCGCAGACGGTCTACCGCCAGGCACTCGACAAAGTCACCATCGTCTGCCCTAAACACGGACCATTCGAGCAGACTCCTGCAAACCACGGACACGGCTACGGGTGCCAAAAATGCGTCAGCGGCGCCCCTTCACCGACCGAGTGCGACCTGTTCGCTTTCGTGCAGGCGCTCTGTCCTGACGCCTACCAGTCCGATCGGACCATCATCAAGCCGAAAGAACTAGACATCGTCGTGCCGTCGCGTGGCGTAGCTATTGAGCTAAATGACGTGTACTGGCATTCCGATCGGCGCACGCGCGAGCGGGCCGCAGCACGTATTAAGCATCAAGCGTGCAAGGCTGCGGGCTACCGGCTGATCGCCATTGCCTGCAAGGACTGGACCGAGCGGCGGGCGCCTTTCGAGAATCTGCTACGGGCGGCGCTGGGCTGCGACAACCGTCCGGCGCTGCATGCTCGCGATTGCACGGTTGAGCCGATTCCTAATACCGAAACGGTAGCGTTTCTCGATCGTCACCACCCGCAGCAGCCGGGCGCAGTCTATGCACACCGGTTCGGACTCGTGCACCCCGCGCACGGCCTGGTCGCGGTGATGACGTTAGCTAAGGACGCTTATGACCGCAACCGCGTCGAGTCGGGCGTGTGGGATCTCACGCGGTTCGCTACGTCAGCGCGCGTGCGGGGCGGCGCATCCAAGTTATTCGCGCACGCCGTGCGCACGCTGGGCTGCCGCGAAGTTGTTTCCTACTCCGCCAACGACTGGTTCGACGGCGGCACGTACGCACACATGGGCTTCGAGCTGGCGCGCGAGATCCCGCCTGACTATCGCGTGTATCACCATGCACTCGGCTTCCGGCCTAAGAGTTCCTGGGCCCGTAAACAACTGCCGGCGCGGCTGCGACAGATAGGCCGCACCGACTTGGCATTCGATCCCGCGACTGATCTCCGTACCGAATGGGACATCGAGGACGCCGTGAACGCTTTTCGCATGTGGGACAGCGGGAAGAAACTGTGGCGTTGGATGCAGAAAGGCCCGGCATGAGCCGGGCCTTTCTAAACGTTAAACTATCGTTAACGACTACACCCCAAGGGTCTGTGCACACGCCAGAGGACGAAAGATCACTGCACCCCACGATCCGGCGCTTTTCTTCTGGCGGTAGTACGAGCTGTACGTCTCGATCGCATGCGCGCGCATCTTCTCGGTAAACGAACAGGTTGCCGATTCCTGACCCTCGATGACCGGTGCCCACAGCTGCACCAGGCGGCCGGCAGCCGTGTCGAACTCCGGCACGGTGACGATGGACATCTTGGGGAACGCGTCGCGAATCAGCTTGGCGGCGGACAGACCATAGATGTTCGTGTTGTTGAGGTTGGCTGCTGCGCTCGGAGCGACGGCCAGGCGCAGCTCGTCTTCCTGCTCGATGATGCCCGCCGACTGGGTGACCAGCTGGCCGTACCTGGTCACGATGTCGTTGTAGATCGCATCCGGGGTTGCGGTTGCCCAGTTGACCGGAGCGGCTACCGGGGCCACGAGGCGCGGGTCGTTGGTCAGGCCGTAATTCTGCAGGCCAGCCACGCCGAACAGGTACGTTGAGTTCAGGAACTTGGCGATACCCAGCGCGCTGGAATAGTTGAGCTGGGCGGCCCAATCCACACGGCCCGCGCCGGCCATGGCCAGCTCGCGCTGACCCCAACGGGTCCAGGTCTGGAAGAAGTAGGACTGGCGCTGCGGATAGTTGACGTTCGTGTTGCTGGTGCCGTCCGACGAATAGTCGCCGTAGGTGGCGACACGTGTGGTCGGCTCAGCCTGGATGAAGGCAGCCGTCAAGGTGGTCCAGTCGCCCTTCTTGGACTCGCTGACAATCTCGGCGGCCTTCATCGGGGCGACGAGGACTTCGATCACCTTTGGGTCAACGTAGGTGGTCAGGAACGTGGGGATACCCGCGTTCGGGGTGCCGATAAGGGTCGGCGTCAGGCTCGCTGCGTCCATCGCGTAAGCACTGGAGGGGGTCGAGATGTCGGTCACACCCGGGGCCAGCACGACACCGCGCGAGGCAAGCTGGGCGATAAGCTGAGAGTCTTTCATGGTCATGTGTCCCTTATGCGCCCGTGTTGCTGATGATGACGGTGGCGCCCACCGTCGCCGACTCACTGACCAGCGTGTAGCCGGTGTCGATGAGGTTGCCGGCGATCGTGGCGCCGATGTTGATGAGGCCGGTGGTAAAATCCCACGCGATTAGTGCGCCGCGCGTCGGTGAGCCGGTGATGGCGTCGGCCTTCACGAACCAGTCACCCGTGCCGAACAGCGACACCGGCTGGCCCGGCTGGATCGTGTATCCCGACTCGGCCAGATAGGTCACGATCTGCGCGTTATTCACGCGGTTCACGAAGCCCAGGCGCTGGATCGGTGCCGGGGTCACGCCCGGAATGGAGGTGACGGTGCCGTCGGTGTTGAGCACGGCGAAGCGGCCCACACTGACACCTGATGCGTCGGCCACGCACTTACCGGCGCCCGACAGCTTGAAGACCATCGGGTTAGTCGACGCGAAATCGCCGGGGACTGCCTGGGCCGGATTGATGTACACCTGATTCTGAAACATGGTTGTTTTTTCCTTTAGCCCAGGTTGCGGATCTTGGAGAGGGAGGCTAGCACGCCGTTCTGGTAAGTCGTGACACCAGCGGAATCCATAGCCATCTCGGTCTGTTGGCGCACACCGGCCGCGCGGCCAGCGGTCGCCACGTAGGTGTCCCACGCCACGCGCGCCTGGCCCTTAGGCACATTCGCCGGGTCGATGCCCACGGTCTTGAGCGCTTCGCGGTAGATGCCGGCGGCGCTGTCCATGGCGATGACATCGCCGAGCACGCCACGCGTGACACGCTTGGCACGCTCCACACCCGCCGCACGCTCGCGTTCCTGCTTAAGCGCAGCAGCGACAGCGGTCTGGGTGTGCTTGCGCACAGCGGCGTCCATAGCGATGGTCTTACCGCCACGCGCCGGGGTGCCTTCCTGCTCGGCCTGCTTGGGCATGGGGTATTCACCCTCCTCGTCCATCGCGCCTTCGCCTTCGCCTTCGCCTTCCTTGGCCTCGTCCTCGGCGCCCTTGGACTTCACGGCCGGATCCAGCTCGCCGTCTTCCGCCTCGCGGCCTTCCTTCTTGGTCGGATCCTCGTCCTCGGCGTTTTCAGCGTTGGCGGCATTGGCCATCGGCTCAGCCGCGGGCTTCGCTTCGCCCGCGTTGCCGCCCAGCTTGCCGTGGATATTCTCCAGCAAACCGGCAATGTGCTTGAGCGCCTGGCCTACCTGGGCCATTGCGGAATCTTCGTGATTTTCGCCTGCAGCCGAGCCGGGAGGCCCACCTGCCGGGAGGTTATTCTCACCTGCCATTTCGTCTACTCCTTGCATGGATGGGTTCGGCCCTTGCGGGTCAAATAGTGCGCTATCGGCGACGTGCGCGCCACTAGCGCGTCCGTCGTCGACCAGTGCGACGTGGTTGCCTTCGATATTGCGCATTACGCCATCGTGGCGCCGGCCGTTCACTTCGCCGGCCTGCATATCGGGCTTGTAACGGTAACCGCACGACAGATCGGTCATGGCTTCGGATTCGATCAGGTCAATGGCCTTGCCATCGGATACGAGCAAATCGCCGCGCAGGTGCTTGCCGTCAAATTTGACCGAATGGACCGCGCCGGCCTGATATTCCTTGCGCGGGTCGTCGGCGGTCTGCGGGATGTGCTTGATCATCAACGGCACGCCCTCGAAGGTCGACGCCGCCCTGGCCATCTCGTCCGGGTCGCGATACAGGTCATAGACGTGATTGGGTTTGAGGCCCAACTGGTCATAGCCTGGGATCTCCGAGCCGCGGTAAGGGTTAATTTCCGCCGTGGACAGAATGCAGTTCTTGACGCGCATCCGGCCATCCGCGTCGCGGCTGCGCGCGGTCTGCTTATCGAAAGCAAATATGATGCGGTTATCAGGCATGCGTCGCATGGTAGCTAAGCGCGCACGCGTGCGCAATTAGTGAACGTGCGAGTTTATGCTGTCAAGGTGTTGACACGTCAATCTAAGAGTGTGAGAATGCCTTTACCATCCACCATAGGGCTAGACATGAACGCGAAGTTTGAGAAGTGGTACATCGACCTGATTAGCAACAAGCTAGCCCGTGCGCACAACAATCCTCTAGGTATGCCTACAGATGGCGACATGCGCCGGGCTATGGAGATGGGCTGGCAAGCTGCCATCCAGTCCCTTGAGGTGACGCCTGAGTTGTCGTCGATTGCTCACGAGGCGTATTCGGTAAAGCTTGTGTCTGGTGCGCACACGGCATACGAGTGCTGGGATGCTGCCCTCACCGCCGTATTCAACGCGATCAAGGAGTAGGCGAAATGAGTGAAATTATCGAATTCATTGAGTTTCCTAAGCTGGCTAGACTGGCTCGGGAAATCGTCGTTACAGAAAAGTTAGACGGCACGAATGCTCAGATTTATATCACTGAAGACGGACTTCTGTTGCCCGGAAGTCGAACACGATGGATCACGCCTAAAGATGACAACTTCGGCTTTGCTGCGTGGGTAAACGAGAACCGCGATGAAATATTGAAGCTTGGTCCGGGCCGCCATTTTGGCGAGTGGTGGGGCTGCGGCATTCAGCGGGGGTATGGCCTGAGAGAGAAACGATTTTCTCTTTTTAACGTGACTAGATGGGACGGCGATGGCCGCCCTTCATGCTGCCACGTTGTTCCGACACTGTATCGAGGCGAATTCAGTCAGGAATCCATCAACGCCGCCCTGTCTGAGTTGGCGATGAATGGTAGCCGCGCAGTTCCTGGCTTCACTAAGCCCGAAGGGGTAGTGGTTTTTCACGTTGCCGCTGGGGTTGGATTCAAAAAGACCATCGAGAAAGACGACGTGCCGAAAGGGATGCAGCGATGATAACCCCCGACAACCGCGCTATGCGGGAGCTGGTGGATGCGATCAAGAAGGACGCGAATCGCTACCTGAAGGGCGAATGCTCTTACGAAGAATACCTGAGGCTTCATAAGCACGCCGATGCACTGAAAGAAATCCTTGAGCGTCCCGTGGTGGTTGGTGCCGGTGAGGTTCGCCTTTGGGATACGCAATGGATAAACATCGTCAACCACGACAATTGCTATCGCGACTGGTCGAAGGATGACGCTATCGCACATGCCGTGAAGATGACTGAGAAAGCTATCGCCCGAAACGTGGCTGACGGGAAATTGCCGCCACGCGAAGAAACGACCGAATCGATGGTGAGGGGGAAGTCGTGAGCGACTTGCTTACCATGAACCAAGTTCTAGAAGTAACCAGTGATTACCCGGGCCGGATGAAGTCGGCTTACGTCCAATGGTACGGCAGGGGGCGCCGCCAGAACCGGTGCACGCCAGCAAAGGTCTTTGACCCTCTGCACGCTGAGTTCCATTTCACGCTTGACGGCGCGTCGGAGCCTGGGAACGGCCTGTTGCCACGCGCATCGACCGCTGACGAACAGTTGCCTTGGGCTGGTGAGCGCGTGTTCTGCAATCCACCGTGGTCAAATATCGCACCGTTCCTTGAACTTGCGCCGGATGCGGAGCTGGCCGTTTTCCTCGTTCCTGCCCGCACTAACGCCCGCTGGTTTCATCGTGCGCTTGAGCTTGGCGCTGTGCCGCGATTCTTCAAACCTAAGTCGAAGTTCGTTGGCGCACAGCACGTTTCGCCCGTGGACTGCGTACTACTCATATTCAGCAAGGACAACAACCCATGACCGCCGAACGAGATAGCAGGATGACGTTGGAGCAGGTGCGCGATTCGATTCGTGAGGAATCTAAATTCCAGCGAACCACGAAGCGCCACGTAACGTGCACCTTGATGGATATTTGGACCAAAGCTATCGACGCCCACCTATCCCAGTGCGTGGAGAAAGGAAAGATCTAGTCGCGCTGGCGGTACGCGCCCGGGAAACCGGGCACAGGCTCTAGTTTCTCGGGGTCAAACACCTTGCCGCTAGCCAGGTTGCGGCCAATCGCCGGAATCAACGTACGTGACCCGCAACGGCAACGTATAGCCTTTCCTGGCAGTACGTACCCAAAACCGTCGCCGAAATCAATTCCCACCTGAGTGTTGAAAATCCACTCCTCTCGGCTCGCGCGCACATGATTGACGCGAGGCTCCTTGCCGGCACTCGAATGCTTCCACACGGCCCACCACAGGCTTAATTCGCGTTGCCGCGCAGCGTTCATATCTGCGGTCAGCTTGTTCGACTGGTCGCGCGCAATCAGCGCCGCACGGTCGACGGTGATGCTGCCGCGCTTACGCAATGCGTCGGCCATGGTATGCAGGTCGCGGCCGGCTAGGAACGAACGGGTCACGATGCCGTGCACGTCGGTGGCGAACTGCTGTGGGATGGACTTGATCAGCGACACATTCTCCGGCACGGCCACGTCCAGCACCGCGCGCTGCGCCGGAGTCCGTTGCATGTCTACCGTGAAGCCGGCGCGCCGCGCCTGGGCCTTCCACGCGTTCGCGTTGTCCCTGTAGCTCGCCCCAACCCAGCGCGTAGCCAGGCGCTTGGCGACGTCCTTGAAGTGACTCTCCCAATGTTTTTGCAGCCGGCCTAGCTCTGCGAGAAGGCGCTGTTGCGCAGTCTTCGGTGCGGCGTCCTGCGCTAGATCGGGGATGCGCCCTGCGTCGGCATTGGCTTCCACAGCGGTCTGGTAACGATTGGAGATCCACCACAGGTAGCTCTTGACCATCGTGCGGGTTTCGCGCTCAAGCGCCGCCTTATAGGCCGCTTCCGTTCCGTGGTTGGGCAGGATCGGCGGGAGTTTCTTCTCTTTCTTGCCCGGCGCTTGCAGGTTCGTTGAGGTTGTCATTCGGGGCGCCCTCGTTGCCGATCTGTAGAATTTGCTGGGTGATGCCTGCGATGTCGTCGTCGGCCGGCTCGACGGCGTCGGTGCCGTCAAAGATACCGGAATAGCCGCTAGACGGATCCGCCGCCAGGCGCTGCGCGACGTGCTGCGCATTGATCGCGCCCATGTCCACCCATTTCTGGTCGGCGTCGGCGTCCTTGTTGCGCTTGTCGGCCGCCTCCAGCGCGGTGAGTTCCTGCAGCGGCTCCCATTCCCATGTGATGCCATCGTCGATCGCACCGAACAGAGACAGCTGCACGACTTTGAGCACGTTCTGCAGGAGCGGCGTCAGCGTGTTGCTCTGGTAGCCGCGCACGTAATCGTAGAACACCCGAATCTCGCCCTCGCTGGAGGCGTTCAGGCCAGTCGGCGTGAGGCCTAGCAGCTTGACCAGCGGGATATGCGACACGGCCGACATCTGCTCCTGACTCTGCGCCTGGAGCGCATCAAGCCCGGACAGCGGCGTATTGACCTGAAAGAACTCCTCGGTCGCCTTGTCCAGCAACATCAGATTGCGGTTGTCGCGGTACGCGTTGATCAGCATGGCGCGCTGCTGCAGCTCGACGTTCGCGCCCGGCTGCAAGGCCTGAGCCAGATCCATCGCCACGCCTGACACACTGAACTGCTTGACCGTGTCGCTGACCGACTGGCGCGTGCGCAGCCAGTTGTCGACGTAGGGAATGGCCAGCTGCGACATCGAGATGCCGCGGAATGAATACGTGGGTTTGAGCATGTCTGGCACGGGCCGCGACACGATCGTCTGCAGGCGCGTGGCGTGTACTTCGATACCGATCAGCCACCACGACGATGGCTTGTAGAAATCCGCCGCCGTGGGGTCGATCGAGTTGTAGAAGTTCGGCGTCACCCAGTAGGGCTCGACCACGCGCACGCCGATAAACGAGCCTTTGGGCACGCTGTACGGACGGAACACCAGCGGGGTATCCCGCGCGGTCTTGTCGTCCTTCATGCTGAAAAACATGTGCGCGCCACCGAAGGCCTGGTCGTGCACGACCGCCTGGCGCACGTGCGCACGCAGGTCGATGCGCTTGAGTTCTGCCTCGATGGCGGCCAGCGTCTCCGGCGAGGCGTCGCCCGCGGCCTTCACCTTGCCCCACATGCGCACCACCTCGTCGGCGAGCGTCTCGTGCATGGTGCGGTACTCGGCCAGCTGGGCGAGCAGCGCCAGGGTCGGAAAGCCCGGAAAGCTGGTGGACTCCACGAAGGTCAGCGCATTGCTCGACTGGCCATTGAAGTCCAGCGCCATCTCGGCCGCCTTGCGCTCCGCCTGCCGGTACGCTTTCGGGTCCACCGTGTGCGCGGTCGCCGCGGCTATGGACGGGCTAGCCGATCCGCGCGGCGCATTCTCCAGTGCGAGAGTGCCGACGGCGGGGCCAGTCAACGCCTTGTGAGCTGGATCGGCAGGCGCGCCAGGTTGTGCCGGCTTGGGTAGCGGAACCGGCACGGTCGGGCGGCGGGGGGTTTGCTGTTTGTTCCGACGCTTGGTCATTGGGTTGCCATCCGTAATACGTCCGCTGTGATAAGTGAGGCGATCGGCGACCGCAAGCATAGTTGATGTAATGCGATAGTCATCATGTCCACCATATCGTCGTTGGCCACGTCGGGGAAGCTGGTGATCTCGGCCACAACCGGCACGATGCCGGGATTCTCGTCAGGATGGGGGAGCATGACGCACTTATTTTGCCAGACCCAGCTTACCGCATGGGCACGCGCTTCTTTCGAGCCCATCGGCGGCACGCCGACGAGACCGGTAATGTGTTTTTTTAACATGTCGATCAAGGCGCTGCCGTTGGCTGCGTCCTCGATGTAGATGCGCGCTACCCGTGGGTGCTTCTTCTTGAGATCGACGATAGCCGATGCTGTGGCCATAAACGCGAGTTTCTCACGCCGCCAGTCCAGCAACCACACTCGATCGTCGCTTGTCTTGCCCCATACGCCGACGCCGACATAATCGCTCGCGTCGCCATCCTTGAAGGTAGCATCAACCGAAATTATGCACTGAACGAGGTTCGCCGGTAGCTCAGCGCGTCGGTAATATTGAACATGATCGCGTTTGAAGATCGCTCCGTATTCTGCGAGCGGGGTTTGCTGAAAAAGAGATGCCCACCACATCTCGGACATGTGGGCTTTCATCTCGCGCAGCTTGGCCTCGCTGTGCAATTCAGGAACGAGCGCGCCTTCCGGCAGCTCTGGGTCGTAGCCAATCTCGCTGGGTAGGTTGAGCGCCGGGAACGACAGCCGCCGAAAGCGCGGATCACCTTCCATTTTACGCCGCACGCGCGCTAACAGATCGTTGGCTGACCAGGGTGTGCCAATGATGACGGTTCCCGATCGCTGTTGCAGGCGGGTAATGAGTACGGACTCGTACCATGCCTCTAGCCCGTCCTGCACGACGGTCGATAGCGCCTGCTGAGCGTTGGATGTGGCGTCGTCCACAATGGCGATGTCAAGCGAGAAACCCGTGAGGCCGCCGCCCACGCCCACGCCGCGCAAGCCACCGCCTTGCGGCACATCGAAGCCGTCGGACGTGCGCGTACCCTTAAAACCGATGAGCGCGGTGTGCGGGAAGATGGCCCGGTAGATGGGCTCGTCCATGATGCCCGCTGCGTCGCGCGTGTTGCGTCGCGCCAAACTGAGTGCATAGGACGCGCAAGCGATACGCACGGCAGGCAACTCGCCAGTCAGCCGGCCGAACAAATAGGGCGGCAGGCAGCGTGCGATAAGCGAACTCTTACCGTGCTGGGGGCCTGCCGTGAGCATCAGGACCGGGCGCTTGCCGGCCAGCACGTCTTCCACGAAGACGTCAATTTCCCGGCACACCCGTGCCGAGAAGGCCGAGTGCCGGAAGCGCGGCCGGTGTACGGCAGACACGAACGCGGCGTAATTGGTTCGCGCCGCCTCGATCAAGAACTGAATGGGGTCCACGGCTTGCAGACTGCCACCGCCAGGGCTCGCGGCCACGTTGGGCGGGTGGGTAACGGCTAGGCACGCGCCGGTCACTGGCGGGCATCCAGAAGGCCGGCGGCAGCTAGCTCCTTGAGCTGCTCCACGTACGTCTCGCGCTGCTGGTCGGAGATGGACTCGGCGAAGGGCGCCGCGTTGGTGATTTCGAGAATGGCCTTATCGAAGCCCAGCAGCTTGACCAGCATGGCGAACGATTTGTCCTTGCTGCGCAGCTTCGGGACGATCTGGCCCTGCTTTACATCCCAACCCTCAATCAGCCGGCCGAATTGCACGGACTTCATCCGGGCCATGTCGAACACGAACTGTTCCACTGCGCCCAGACCGCCGCAGGTAGCGCAGGTCATCTCGGTGCGCATCTCCGCATCGCCCAGTACGCCTACCCCGTCGCAGCTGCCGCACGTGATGGCCTTCACCTGCAACAAGTCGGCGAGGTTGATATTGATCAGCCCGACCAGATCGGCCACAAGGGACGCTTTGACGGGCTGCAGGTCGAAGGCGGTAGCAGTCATGGCCCAAGTTTAGCCTAACGTGCGGGTTTGTTGCATTTTGGCCTTTTACCCTGGCGGTAGTACTGACGATACTGACGAACTGACAAGAAAACACTCTACACGGAGAGTCTACCAAAACAGAATTCAGAGATAAGTACAAAGGGGGGTTTCTATTTATTGTATAATAGGGAGTAGAGGGCTTTATAGGAAACTGACAAGAATCTCGTCAGTCCTCAGTATTCACTGTCGTGAGGCTGACGCGCGGAAATTTCGAATAATGGACGTTAGCCCGGAAATGCGCTAAGTTCGCGCCCACATATCCACCACAAAGGCCGCACCATGAGCGAAACACAAGAACTTCATAGCAAACTGTCAATGTCCGCCCGGTCGCGCTGGTCCAAATGCGCGGTCTCAGTCCCGTGGAGCGAGAATTTGCCCAACGAGTCAGGTCCGGCTGCCGAGGAGGGGACCATCGCCCACAAGGTGGCGGAGTTCTACGTGCGCCAGCGGTTCGGGCTGGAAGGTGCGAAACCCGGCATCCCGCCCGAGTACCAGCCGCCCGCCGGTCTGGACCTGAAAGGCCAGACGGTCAACGCTTGGAACGCCAAAATGCGCCTGCACGGGCAGGACTACGCGGCGTTCATTGCTACGCTAGTGGGCAATTTCCCCGATGTCTCGGTCGTGCTGGAGAAACGCGTGGCCGTGGATGGCATCACACCGCCGCTGTTCGGCACGGCCGATTGCCTGCTGTGGTTCCCGGGCATTCGGCGACTGGCCGGCGTGGATTACAAATACGGCTTTGGCGAGGTGGACGTGGGCACAGTCGACGCCCCCAACGCGCAAGTGGCCGCCTACGCGGTCGCCGCTGCCGAGACGTTCAAGCTCGCGCCCTTGACGGTCGGGCTGGCCATCTACCAGCCGCGGCGGATCCACGGCGAGCCCGGGCAGGTGTTGTTGTTGCCCGAGACGTGGCTGGCGTCCGAGCGTGCCAAGCTACTGGCCGAGGCCCGCCAGGTTGAAGCGGCGTTCGCGGGCCTACTCACGACGCCCGTACCGGGCAGCCATTGCCGCTATTGCCCGGTGGCCAAGAATGCCCGCTGCCCGGCAGTCAGCACCGCCGGCAAGGTAGCGCTCCAGGCGCACACCCAGGCGGCGCTGGTGCACGACATGACCGATGCGGAGATACTCGCGCTGTGGTCGGTCAAGTCGGCGTTCAAGCATTTTTGGGAGGACATCGAGGAGCGCATCGACGAGATGGCCGACAAGGGCGCCGCTGGCCTGGTGGTGAAGGTGGCCACCGGTCGTAAGATGTGGGCCGATCCCGACGCAGCCGTGTTTACCTTGCTAGCACTTAACCGCCTGGACTTGCTGGCCCCTGCAGCCATCGGCGAGGCACTGGCGGCTATTCCGGCTGAGATGCAGGTCACGCTGATCAAGCGCGCCGCAGGGGCCCGCGCCATCCTGACCACTGAGGCGGCCGACCCGCTGACCGTCGCTGCAACGTTCGACAAATATGCACACAGGACACTTGACAAGCCCGAAAAGAACGCATAATGTTTCACCGTGGCGGCGTCGGCGGCTGGCCTTGTGACCTACCTGCAACCCCTGGCAGCAAAGTCACCCCAGCGCGGCCACACTTAATCCGTAATTCTCATACTTCGGAGTTTACTAAATGGCTATCTCTGATCACGTTGCAATTCTGACTCACCACGCTCTGGCCGCCGCCCAGCCCAACCGCAAGAAAGCCGGCAACCCGCTGCAGTTCTACGCCCTGCTGGCCTTCGCGCCGGACGCGGCAAACGACCTGCAGGCGATCGCCAAGCAGGTCGCCCCGGGCGGTTCGCTCAATGGCCTGAAAGTCGGCGTGCGCCGTAACTCGCAGCTCGACAAGCCCGTCCCGGGCGTGCCGGCTGACTGGTTCATCATCCGCGCGGCGACGCAGTTCCCGCCGTATCTGGCCGATGAAGGCGGCAACCAGCTGGACCAGGCCACGCATACGGCTGACATCCGTGTGAAGTTCTATGCGGGCAAGAAAGTGCGTGCGGCTCTCTCGGCCTACTACTGGCCCAACGAAGGCGGCGGCATCTCGTTCAATCTCGACGGCGTGATGGCTGTGAGCGATGGCGAGCGCCTCAACATCGGCAACACGGCAGCTAATGCGTTTGCGGGCTACGCTGACATGAACGTCGTCAAGCAGGAGCCCGCTGCTAGCCCGTCCGGGAGCGCCGCCACGGGCGCGTCGTCGGGCTCTACTGCCGCTGACCCGTTCCAGCAGTCGACCAAGCCCGCAACGGCGAACCCGTTTGCGTAAGCCTGTTCCACGTGAAACACAGGGCGCCTCTGGGCGCCCTGTTCCGTTTGAGGGCCGCATGGTACTGCTGACCCTCCCCTGGCCGCCGTCACTCAACCGGCTGTATCGCGCGGTCGGCGGCCGCATTCTGCTGTCAGCCGCGGCGCGCAAGTACAAAAAACAGCTGGCCAGTGCGTTGCCAAGTGGGCTGGTGTCGCCGCTGACTGGCCGCCTGGCCGTGCAGATGGTGCTACACGCGCCAGCGGCGCTGGGCCCTTTATTCGATGTCGCGAACCGGGAAAAGTTGTGTTTCGACACCCTCACGGAGCAACGCGTGTGGCTGGACGACTCACAAATCGACTGGCTGCTAATCGAGCGCGGCGCGCCGTCCGGTAAAGGCCATGTGACGCTGACCATTCGCGAGGTGGACGCGAGCCCGTCTAACGGTATACTTGCGACATGATGACCGACACGGGTTCCTGATGCCGCGCATATCAGCCAGCGAAGCGGGCGGCCAAAACGTCTGCGCCTTCCTCGACATGCTCGCCGTGTCGGAAATTGGCGCGGCGCTGCTGGCCAAAAGCGACGATGGTTACAACGTGCTGGTAGGCGGGCAGCTCTTTGTGAGCTACGCCGATCATCCGAATATCTACAACCAGCGGTTCAACTCGACGGCGGCCGGCCGCTACCAGCTGCTGCACCGCTGGTGGCCCGCTTACCGATCGCTGCTGCAGCTACCCGACTTCAGCCCATTGAGCCAGGACAAGGTAGCGCTCCAGCAGATCCACGAGCAGGGCGCGATTCCCGACATTCAGGCCGGGCGCTTCGACCAGGCCGTGATGAAGGTCGCAAACATATGGGCATCTTTGCCTGGCAACTCGTACCAACAACATCAAAACGCGCCGAGCGACCTGCGCGCCGCCTACCTTGCCGCCGGAGGCACACTCGCATGATGCCAAACGATCCCATCATGGTCTGGGCGACCGGCGCCGTCGCCGCTGCGGGCGGCTGGTTCATCCGCCGCCTCGACCAGCGCGTCAGCAAGCTGGAATCGGACATGGCCGAGCACACTGCCAACAAGGAAATGCTCGATCGCATGTACACCGAGCTGCAGGAACTGACCAAACTTACCAGCCGCATCGCCGGCCATCTCAACATCAGCTAATAGGGATTCACATGGAACTGGACCCCGGGCTTATGCGCGAATGGATCGAAGCGGCGCGGGCGTTGCAAAACACGATGGAGCGCTTTCCACAGCGACACGCGACGGATGGCCAGCCCAGCGCCACCATGCACACCGGCAACGTATCGGTTCGAGTAGATGACGGCAAGACGCATCGTCTGATGCTGCTTTCCGTGTTCTCCGCCATCTTTTGCGCCGTGCTGTCACTGATCACGATACTAGCCGTCCTGGGCGGCGGTATGCTTTACTTGAACATGAAAGACCACTTGGACGCCATTTACATGATGGCCCCGCAGCTCAACCAACCCACTGGAGCTAAACGCCCATGAGCATCATCGTCCTGACCCCCAAGCCGCCGCAGGCGCAGACCGCTGCCGCCAACACGTCCACCATCGCCCTGACCGAGACCAGCCTGGTCGCGCGTATCGGTGACGACTTCCTGCACCTGATGGGCCACGAAGGCTATCGTTTCGACACGTTCGAGCAGCTGCGCGACTACGCCCAGGCCCAGATCGACGCCGCCGCGACGCTGGCCACGCTAGCGGCTAAGACCGACGCACCGGCAGCTGCCCCCGAAGTGGCGCTCGCGCCCGCAGCCGATAGCGAGCCCGCGGCTTAAATGTTGGGCAAGATCCGCCAGCTGCTGCTCCACCTATTCAGCGAGCGCGACAATGCGACGCCTGATGTGGTGCGCGTGGTTGGCGGACTCTTGGCGTTCCTCGGTGGCATCGAGTACTTGGTGCTTAGCGCCTGGAACGTGATCGTCAACAAGGTGCCCTTTGACCATAACCATTATGGTGAAGGGCTATCCTTGGTCATCGCCGCGCTCGGCGCCGCCGTCGCGGTGAAGGCCATCACCGAACAGAAGAACCCGCCGCCATGAAGGCCAATTTGCTGACCTGGTGCATCTGGCTCGTGCTGTACCCACCTGGAGCCCGCCCATGCTCGCGTCCATATACGTCAAACTCGCCGCGGTAGCCGTCCTCCTGTTCGCCCTGGCGGGCTTCGGCCTGTGGTGCCATCACAAGGGCGCCACGAGTGTGCAAGCGCAGTGGGACGCCGCCAAGGCGGTGCAGACCGCCGCCGCCGACCGTCAGGCGCTCGCTAGCACTACGCAGACCCTAAGCTGGACGCAGCAGTTCGCCCAGACCGCTACCCACTACGAGGCCTTGAACCATGAAACGACGCCCGCCGTTGCTGATGCTGTCACTACTGCTGTTGCCGCTGGCACTGTGCGCCTGCGGGATGAAGCGCCCACCGTCGCCTGCCCTGGCACAGTGTCCGTCGCTGCCAGCCGTTCCCGCGCCGCTGATGCTGCCGCCACCCAAGCCCTTGCAGACCGCCTCACAAATTCAATCGCTGCTGTTCGAGCCGGGGACATCGCTGACGCCCGCGAGCGCCAGCTCGGTCAGCAAATAATCGCCTTGCAGGCGCTGCTCGCGATCGAACGACAACAAAGCCCGGCACAGTAGTGCCGGCACCATCGATCTTTACCATTCGAAGATAACGATACCGCTGGTACCGGCAGCACCGGTGGCGCCATTTCCTGCCGTGGTGCCATAAGCGCCGCCGCCGCCGCCGCCGCCCGCACCGAAACCGCCGCCCGCACCACCAGGGACGCCCCCATTGGTGCCCGCGCGACCACCAGGGCCGCCACCGCCGAAAGGTGTAGCAGCACCATCACCGCCTGAACCCATGAGGTTACCGTCGAAGCCATTCTGGCCAGACGGAGAACCCGAGCCGCCCAAGCCGCCCGGGCCGCCGCCCGCAATCGTGTTGCTGATTACAAACCCCCCGGTAGCCCCGGCGCCGCCTCCGGTAAGTGTCTGCAAGGCGCCGATGACAGTATTACCGCCGGCGGCACCGGCGGCACCGGCGGCACCGATAGTGACGGCAATCACCTGCCCCGGTGTGACGGTGAAAGGTACGCGGATGATGGACTGCCCAGCGCCGCCGCCGCCGCCGCCGCCGCCGCCCACACCAAGACTTTGGCCGCCTGAATTACCACTACCACCACCACCACCACCACCACCTGCGCAACCTGACACCCAAATCGTCGTCACGCCGACCGGGACGGTGAAGTTGCCCGAAGCTGTGACACGCTGCACGCCTTTTTGCTGCACCTGCAGGGGCTGCGTCGCCGATGCGCCTGGGGCAATATTTTCCGCAAGTTGGGTGGTATTCGTCCCATCACCGCGCACGCGCGTAGGCGAACTATTTTGTGGAATTATCACGCCCGAGCCTGCAGCGGTTTTCACGGTCACCGTGAAGGCACCTGTGCTCGTGTTGGTAACGGTCCACTCCTGCAGCCATGGCGGCACGACGATGACCAGGTTGCTGGTCAGTACGCCCGCGATCGACAGGCTGCGCTTAACGGCCTGCGCGGGCGTCAGTGTAACCGTGCCGCCTGTCTGGCCCGTAAGCGCTAGCGTGCCGTAGTTGTAACCGGGCACCCAGTTCGTGCCGACGGTGTCGGGATTGGCTGTGTTGTTGTCGACAACGGAGATCCAGTCGCCCTGGCCATCCGCAGTCGAGATCATGGCGCCTTTAGCGTAGCCGTTGACGTTTGGATCGGCCGACCATGTCGCGTCAAACGGGAGTGGACCGCCGCCCATAGCCCACCAGGTGAAACGGGCGATCTGGTTCATTGCGCCGTTGAAGTCTTCCAGCTGCGGCGGCACGCCGCCCGACTCCGGCGGCTGACCGGTCAACGGGGGCGAGCCTAGCGACAACGAGAAACGCGTGGGGTCGGCCGTGGTCGCAGGCAGCTCCACTTTCGCGCTGTCGTTGGTGGCGAACGGAATGGTCCATTTGAGCGGGGTTGCGGAAATTTGCATGGCGTGGCCTTATGGCTGATAGAACGGGCTTTGACTCCACCCTGTGACAGCGGCAGGATCGGCGCCGGTATTAGCGCCCGCGAACCCAAAGGGATTATAGGTCAACGTCTCGTAGATGTATTCGGCCGTCGTGCCAGCGGGCTGCGGGAACAGCCCCGACTCGATAATGGACTGTTCGACCGGGGAGGGAAAGAACTCGAAGTGATAGCCGATGTGCATCGGGTGCGCCGGGTCGTAGCCCACATAACAACGCCCGCGACTGCCGAACATTGAGCGCATGAGCGCATTGATTGACGGACAGTCGGAGCTAGCGATATTGGCCGCAGCCTTTACCAGCAGCAGCTGACGGTACGCCTCATCTTGCAGGGGAAAGGCAGTTGTACCGGCGGCCGCGCCGTTGTACCAGGGCGCTTGCGACCAGGGCTGCCATTGCGTGCCCGGATGCGCATTGATATTCCAGCCGAAGTTATCGCCGGGTAGCTGCTCGATCTGCAGGTAACGCGACTGGCCGAGGATGCGCCCCCAGATGTCCAGACCGAAGCCTTGCGCCGTGGAGATGTCCCACACGTTGGCCAGGAACCCGGCGCTAAATTGCGACACGTCGACCCATTGATCGAAGTCGGCCAGCAGCGCCAACAAGGTGTTGGAGTTGCTGAACTGCTTCATCACGGTCTTGCCGAGATAGGCGCTCACAGTCAAATGCTCACTGCGTTTACGGTGATGTTAAGCGCCAGGCAGACCGGCTGCTGGTCGATGCCTGGTGTCAGTGACGCGCCCGAGCTCGGGGCGGCTGTCGTGCTTACGAACAGGGCCACGGGCGTGATGTTGCCCAGGGCGAGCAATGGCGCGGCATACTCGGCGGCAACGATCTGCCCGCCGATGCGCGCACGACTGACGGCGATCGTGCCATCTTCCGAGAGGAAGCCATCGGCGAACGTCGCGGCCACGGCCTGCTGCACCTGCTGCACGTAAGTGGCTGGCAGCGTCGACAGATTGGCCACGTTGACCGTGAAATAGACCTGCAGCACCTGCGGGCGCACGAAGTTGATCAGATAGGTGGGGTACGGCGCGACATAGTTTACCGTGTCCTGCACGTTGACCGTGATCAGTGTGCCAAGCCCCGCCGAGGTGGGCAGGCCGCAGCCGCAGTCAAGTTTGGAGTTGATGGCCGCCGCGACATCTGCATCCGCGCCACCGCTGACGATGATGGCAATCGAGTGAGCAGGGATAGGATAGTGGGTCGTGCCGGCGTTGATCGCCGTGTCACCGCCGTTGTTGTACACGTAGGCGTCCGTGACGCCCGTCACGTTGCCGATGGCCGCGCGCACGTTAGCCGGCTGGCCGACGCCGCCAATTTCGACCGATTCTGACCGGCGCTGCTCGAAGGACTGGCGCGATTCGGTGTCCGTGCCGGGTGTGCTGGCCACGCTGTTGCTGATGCTCTCCCACCCTGGCACCTGCTGGTAAATCGTCAGGTCATTGACACCCGCTGCCGGTGCGCTGCCGGTGACCGTCGCCTGGAGTGTCACTGCAGCCGTGCTGAGCGGCCCGAACGTGACGTCCGTGGTCGTCGCCCAGATTGTGTCGTCACTTGACTGGGCTAGCGAGCCGGCGGGTAGCAGTTGCGACGGCGTGCCCACGACGGTCGCTGCGACGGTCGCTGCGGTCGCCGCCTGGCGAGTTAGAAAGTAGATGCGCCCCAGCGCGTCCTGATAGGTGCCCTGCGAGGTCATCGGGTCGACGTTGGCGACCATCTGGGCGAGCGCGGCAAAGAACGCCGACACCATGTAGGACTGCGACTGCTGCAGCTGCCCCTGAGGCGTCGTCAGCTCTGTGTTGAGCGTCTTTCCCGTGAGGGCGAAGGCTTGCACCCAATCCTGTTGTACGCCCGCCAGCACGGCCTGCGGTGCGGGAACGGATACGCCCGTAGGGGTAAAGGTCGGCAGAGGTACGTTGGTGGTCATAGGCCGATTCTATCCGATGTCGGGCGAGCGTTAGAGGGTCATGTTACCGGTATTGCTCGGGCCCGTCTGGACGCCCGGGTGCACGTGGTTGTTGACGCTGCCGCGCGGCACGATGACATCGGGCGCCGTGATATTCAGGTTGGTCGTGATGCCGCTAGCAGTCATTTGCCAGGTGCCCGAGCCCGTCGTCTGGGTGATGCCGTTGGGCGCCGACATCGAAATGGTCGTGGCCGCTTCCAGCGTCAGTGTGTCGGTGGACTTGATGTCGATCCCGCCGGCCGGATTGAACTTCACCCACTGGGTCGGGTCGGCGTTCAGCACGCCACCAAAGTAAAGGCCGTCTGCCGTATTGAACGCCCGGTTAGTAGGCGCGGCGCCTTCCTTCTGGGTCGCGATCACGTTGGTGATGTCACGCTCGGCAAAGATAGCCAAGCCGATGTCGCCCACGACGGGCGCGAGAACGATCGCCGAATGGCCGCCCTGCAGCTGAAAGTAAGGTATTTTGTAAATGGGCGTCTGGGCGATGACGTATCCGTTGGTATCCTGGTCCAGCACCAACGGCTGCACGTCGACAAATCCCACCTTACCCGCCGTGGGGTAGACCGCCAGCACCTTCACCAGATCGGCCGTGTGGATCTGCCGAATCAGGTTGGTGATGATGAACAGTTGCGCCTGATCGGGGTCGAATTGCGCCTCGAACGGACTGTTGTACTTGGCCGGCGGCGGGGTAAGTGTGGTTGTCGACATGGCCTAGCCTCCGTAGAGCTCGACGCTGACGACCGTCCATAGCGTGCCGGCCACCTGCGCCGTAGCCACCGTCTGCGCGGTCGGCAGGTCCACCGCATTGATCAACACCGACCGCTGGGGGTAGACCGGATGTTTGAACCAGGCCAGGTAAGGCGCTACGACGCTAGCCATTGGTTACCCCCGCGGGTTGTCCGCTGTTGTTGCCCTTCGCACCGAACGAGTTAGCGGCAAGCTGTGTCGTCCACTGGCCGCCCGGCAGATTGGGCTCTAGTGTATGGGATAACACGGCGGCGACCCATAGCGTGCGCGTCACGAAGTCAAACTCAGGCACCACGATATTGAGCGCGCAGCCGGGCGTGATCAATGGGTTAAAGAGCGTGGCAAGCGTTAACCCACTGGTGGAATACACCGGATAACCCTGCAGGCCCGTGTCGGCCGACACGTCAATTTCGTCAGACGTGAGGGGCGCTAGCGCGGTGCGCACCTGCAAGCGCTGCAGGTTCGGCGTCCAGGTCAGGTCAGGGTAGTGCGCCATGAGCTGCCCGACCTGATCTAGCGCCGCGCCCGTGACGCGTGTAGCTGGTAGCTGGTAGGTCGGTGCACTCGCGGCGTAGTCGACCTGGAAACCGGCCGGGCCGGCGATCGCTTCCAGCGCGGACTTGAGCGTCACACCGCCCGGCGTGCTGTAAGGGCTCGCCGGCTGCAGGGTGAGCGCCATGCCGGCGTTTGCCTCGATGTCTAGAAACACCTGCGGCATGCGCGAGGCGTTCACTGCTGACCAGGTGATGACGCCTTGGAAGAACGGTATAAAGCCCGAGCCGTCCCAGACGTTGATCATCACGGTGTCAGTGCCTTGCGGCGTGAGAGATTCCAGCCACAGGCGCGCAATCTGGTTCATAGTTGCCAGCGGCACGCCGTAAATTTCAATCTTGGCGTTGCCAAACTGCTTGCCGCCCTGACGCACCATGATGCGCATGCGGTGCTGCTGAAACGTGTAGGTCTGCTGCGCCGGATTGCCATTGGCATCGGGGCGGCTGACCGTCACAACCACCTGGGCAATGCGTGCAACATACGGATTGAAGGGCATCAACGCACCGCCGAGTTATACGACTGCACGCCACTTTGCCGCGCAATGCCAGTGGCTAGCTCGTTTGGCGTGTTGGCCACCACCGTCATCGACTGGATCGAGAAGGTGTTTCCCGCCGTGTCCTTTGAACCGTTTGCGCTCGACGTCTGCGCGCCGTTCGCACGTTGGTATTGCGCAGCAATATCCGCCGCGCGCTGGCCGCGTTGGGCATCGGCCGCCGCGTCGCCGTGTGCCTCGTAAACTCGAGAGTAGGCCGAGCCCAACGCCCGCGCATCGTCGCCGCCACCGGCAAACGATTCGGCCAGCTTGGACTTCTCATAAGGGTCGGTCAGCATGAACTGAATCTGTTGATCAACGCTCGCCTGGTCGGGCGTCACGCCGTAGCGTGCGCGAAACGTTTCGGTACGGGGGCCGCGCCACTGCGCTAAACCGCGCGCGCCCGTGCCGCCGCCTTCCCTGTTGACGTTAGCCGGGTTGAGCGAGGACTCCGCCTGCCAATTCGCCACCACAGCCGCCGCCTGCGGCACGCTGAGGCCGTTCTGCACCAGCTTGCTGGTAAGGGCTAGGGCGTCGGAAGGCGCGGCCTGGCCGGGCGCGGCCGCGGCCGCGGCGGCAGGCGGCGCATTGATCCAGTCGATCGCCGTCTGCGCCGGCGCCGGTCCGTTGGCGCGCGCGTTCTTGACCGTCTCGGACCATAGATTCTTGGTCCACTCCCACGCGCCGCCCACGTCGGCCTTGAACTGCGGGTTCAGTTTCGGTAGCAGGCTGGACGCCCAGGCTGTGACGTCCTTGAGCACTTGCCACAGTTCCTTCAGGCCGAAGGCCACCACGTCCACAACCTGACCGACAGCGTCGAGCGCGACCTCCAGCCCGTGCAGTGTGGCACCGAGCGTCGGCGATTCCTTGTTGACGACAGTCATAAAGCCGTCGAGGCCGCCACCCGCGGCCGCCACCCTGTCTGCGAACGCGCTAGCCTGCACGGCCGCGCGTGACAGCCAGTCGGCGACACGTTCCGTCACCGGCTGCAGCGCCGTAGCTAGTGTGTTAGATAGGCTGACTGCGCTGGCTTTCATCGCGGCTAGCGCATCGGACACGGCGTCCAGCGCCTTGCGGTTCTCGGTGGACGCTTCGGCCAGCGAGCGCGTGTAAGCCTCGCGGGCATCGGTCTCCGACTTGATCATCAAAATCAGGTCGGGTGACACGCCCTGTGCCGATAGTGTCGATTCGAGGTGTTGCTGCTGGGCAGGCGCGGCGCGGCGATAGACGTTCTGGGCGTTCGCCAGGATGTCAGGAATCGCCATGTCGGGCGACACGTTGATGCCCGCACGTGCGAATGCCTGGAGCGTCGGCGCCTCACCGGTGAGACGGAACTGTTTCTGCTCTTTGGCCAGATTGGCAATTGCGTCCGCGCCGGCATCCGCGTCCGCGCCCAGGCGGCGCGCCGTGGAGCCCCACGCCTGCAACTCACGGTTCGATAGGCCCGTGCTGACGCCCTGCCGGCGCAGGCCGAGCTCGAACGCGTTAAGCGACGTGAGCGAACCGACGATAGCGGCGCCCAGGCCCGCCACCGCTAGCACGACGGCGCCCATGGTCTTAGTGAACGCTTTGGCTTCGGTCGTCAGTGCGCGCCAGCGCTTCTGCTGGCCCTCGTCCCGACGCTTGCGCTTGACATCGCGGTCTTTTTGCTTGGACTCGGTTTTGTCGACCTGGTCATCGACCTGCTTTTCGGCTTTCTTGTACTCGTCCGCCTTGAGGCGGAGCACCACCACCAGCTCGTCTACCACATTAGCGTCAGTCATAGGTCAGCCCACGATGTAGGCGCTGGCGTTTGCAAGCGCGGTTTGCGGGAGGCTGGCGACGGACGTGAACAGCTGCCCGAGCTGTTGCACCGGCCCTGCGAGTGCTTCCAGCGGGTTGGTGTAGCCGCCCGCGCTGGAATCGATTTGGGTCACCTGCGTGAAAATCAGCTGCAGGCGCAGGATGTTGCTGCCGCGGTCCGGGCGCGTCTCGTACGACAACCCGGTCAGGGTGTAGTCGACGAACACATCCTGCGGCGAAATGAGCGTGTACAGCTGCAGCGGATTGTTCGCCTCCAGCTGGCGGATCGCCGCGAGCCAGGAGAAGCGCGCGAGATCGCTGCCCGTCTTGATCATCTCGACCGTTACGGTCTGCGGCCGGCGCACCTTGTTGTAGAGCGCGAACGCGCCCGTTTCCACCGGATAGTCAGAAATCTGCGTTTCGTACCGCGGCGAAAACTCGCCCCACGAGGAGGGGATGGTCAGCGGGATCAGGCTGTCAGACGCCACCACCGCATAGATCGGCGTCGGCGGGTTCA